TTTGCTAGAGCAATACTAAGAAAGGCACAAGAGAAATGAACTTTGCTGATTTTTATGCCTTATATCCTAGAAAACAAGGCCGCAGGGCTGCCGAGAAGTCATGGGACAGGCTAACCCGTCAAGACCAAGAAGATGCGTTCCTAGCCCTTCCTACGCACTTGGAATACTGGAAGCTAAAGCAGACTGAAAAAGACTTTATCCCCCATCCTGCTACTTGGCTTAATCAAGGTCGCTGGGAAGATGAACTGGATATGGAAGTCAAAAAGGTTAAAAAACCCGAATTGCCTTGGTATTCCAGCGAAGAATTAACTAAAGCAAAAGCACAAGAATTAGGAGTACAAGCGTATGCAGGAGAAGGCTGGCAGCAATGGCGGGCAAGGATCAGCCAAAGAATCAAGCAATTGGAAGAACAGGCTTGATTACCTTTCTAGCTGGTATATCGGGGTTGCAAAGCGTAGGGGGTGGGATGAAGTTGTTAGATTGCTTGCCCAATACCCTGATGTTGAAGATGAAATGAAACAAGAAATTAAAAGAAAACTAGGAAAATGACTGAATACGATCCACACGAAGCAATCAATTACATATACACACACGCACCAAAATACGCAGAAGCAAAAGGCCAATTGGCCCAATTAGAAGCGTACAAGTCTAGCCTTAAAGCTATTATGATGAAGAAATCTAGTGAACAAAGCCTTGGCGGTCAGGAGCGAGAAGCCTATTCAAGCCAAGAGTACCAAGACTTATGCGTTGCAATAGGTAAGGCTACCGAGAATGCAGAAACCCTAAAATGGCAGATTACAGCGGCTACAATGCGTTTTGATGCTTGGCGCACAGAACAGGCCAGCAACCGTAACTTAGAGAAAATGACACGATGATTAACTTAGCTGAAGAATTACTTATACTTAAATCACTTGTAAAGATGTACGAAATCGCACTTGCCAACAATGACAAGGTGCTTATTATGGAGATCGCAGTAGATATTGCAGAATCAGCAGAAAAACTAGAACAACGCAGCGTAGATAATGCCAACACTTAAATGCCCACAAAAGCCGAAAAAGAAACCTACCGAAAAATTGCTGAACTGGGATGCTCATTATGCAGGCATCAAGGCAATGAGGGAACTCCAGCAGAACTCCATCACATTAGAAGAACTGGTAGACGAAGTGATGCCCCTGTTATACCGCTCTGCCCATACCATCATCGGGGGTCAAATACCAGTATTCACGGAATGGGGCGTAGAAGATTTGAAGCAGAATATGGCATTACTGAAGAATCATTACTCGCTAAGACGCTTGAATTATTAGGATGATCGTACTTAACCTGCCCCTGCCGCCTAGCGTAAACAGCTACCGCACCATATTCCGTAACAGAATGGGTATAAGCAAGGCTGGCAAGGAATTTAAGGCCCAAGTAAGTGATTATGTGGTTGAGTACCGTGTACCCAAGCTAGGTTCAGCACGGCTAGAGATGAAGGTAGTCCTATATCCTCGTGACCGCAGAAAGCAAGACATTGACAATCGAATCAAAGCTTTATGGGATGCTTTGGGCGATGCTGGCGTATTTGACGATGACGAGCAAATTGATGTTTTAGTTATTGAGCGTGGTGAAATAAAAAAAGGCGGTGGATGCTTGGTACTTATTGATATTCTTGATAAAATAGAAGAAAATGCACCCATAAAATAAGGATTTGTATGGAAAAGTCAATGGCGTTGTTTCTTGCAACCATGCTTCATTCAGGCACAAACACCCATTTTTTCCATTGGGCTACCAAATCCTACGCAAAGCACAAGGCTTTGGGCAAGTTTTACGAAAACATTATTGAGCATACAGACGCATTAGCCGAAACTTATTTTGGTATTTACGGGCAGATTACCGAGTTCCCAGCCACATACCATATGCCTAAAGAGCCGCTGGCATATATGCAATCCTTACAACGCTTTGTTAAGGATGCACGGTCAGACTTGCCAATGGATTCCGAGATTGTCCAATTGATCGACAATATCGCCCAAGAGATCGACACAACCATCTATTTACTTAAATTTAAGGCTTAATCATGCCATTAGACAAATCAGGCAGCGCAGAAGCAGTCGGCAAAAACATCAAAAAAGAGATGAAAGCTGGCAAACCTAAAAAGCAAGCTGTAGCAATAGCACTTAGCGTTGAGCGTGAGAACGCCAAAGGTGATCGTAAAGCCAAACTGGAAGATGCCTACGCTAAGTACATTGAAGAAAAAGCATGAAAAACGGTCTATACGCCAATATTCACGCCAAGCGTGAGCGCATAGCCAAAGGTTCAGGCGAAAAGATGCGTAAAGCGGGTAGCAAAGGCGCACCAACCGCAGCAGACTTTAAAGATGCCGCTAAGACTGCCAAGCCTACCCGTAGAGAAATTATCGAATCCAAAATGAAGGATATGTAATGTTTACTAAAGAAAAGATCAAACCTGAAGATTCCTTGCTACAAAAGCACAAAGAATCTACATTAGAAAAGCAACAGCGTGAGCGTTTAGAGCGTAGAGCCGCCATTGCCAACAAACTTAAAGACTTGGATAAAGAAGTTAAATAATTGGAAATAAACACTTTATGGATAGAGCGGTTACTTAAAAAGCCGTTCCATGAGCATAGTTTGTGGGGAAATAAGAAGTTTTACGACCCTCACTTACATCCAATCACGCAAGAACTAGAAGGCAACTTCCCAGCTATTCAGGCTGAGATCAAAGAATTGCTAAAGCGTTACGATGAGTTTGCTAACTTCCAAAGCATTAGCCCCGATCAGACTTATATCAGCAATGACGATAGATGGCGTATGTTCTTCTTCAAGGCCGCAGGTGTCAACTTTGGCAAGAACAAACAATATTGCCCAGTAGCCATGTCAATCGTTGATAAGCACAAAGATGTAATTAGCGCATATATATCGGTATTAGGCCCACGCAAACTACTTAATCCGCATGAAGGGCCTTGGTCGGGAATCCTTAGAATGCACCTAGGTGTAGTCATACCTGAATACCAAATGTGTTCATTGCATAACGGGGGAGAAGTCTATTTTTGGGAAGAAGGTAAATGCGTACTGTTTGACGATACCTATACCCACATGGCACTAAACGATACCGACAGCATAAGAGCCGTACTATTCCTAGACATCATGCGCCCCCTGCCGCAGCCTTGGAAGTTTATTAACTACGCCATACTCAAGTTATCAATCTTATTCCCATATATATGGATACCCTACTTCCGTCACAAGAAATGGGAAAAGGCATTTTACAAACAGCAACATAACTGATAGAATTAACTTATCTTAATCAACCACTTGAGCTAGATATGACCGCTAAATTAGCGAAAAATACCGAACACCCTAATTTAAATGTGGGTCGCAAAGCAGGAGCAACCAACAAAAGCACAGGAATGGCTCGAGAAGCGATTGCTCGGTTCGTTGATGGTAATGCTAGCAAAATGGAAGAATGGCTACAGAGCGTTGCCTATGGCATCCAAGCGACAGACAAAGAAGGCAACCCAAAGTACAGCACAGAGGGTAATCCCGTCTATGTAGTGCCACCCAATCCCGAAAAAGCATTTGGTATGCTCCAAGCAGTCATGGAATACCATGTTCCTAAACTAGCCCGTACTGAAGTCGTTGGGGATGCAACCGCACCTATTACCCACATCTACAAGTGGCAAGATGACTGAAGTTGTACATGAGTTTGAATACAAGGCTAGAGATGCGTTTAAAGACTTCCACAAAAGGAAAGAACGCTGGGCGGTACTAGTCTGTCACCGAAGGGCTGGTAAGACTGTAGCCAGCATTAATGACCTTATACGCAGGGCAATTAAAGAAGAAAAGCCTGACGGCAGGTACTTTTACCTTTGCCCATTATATTCGCAGGCTAAAAGCGTAGCTTGGGACTACTTACTACGCTTTGCTGCACCTGCATTAGAAAAAGCCAACCAATCCGAATTATGGGTACAACTGCACAATGGGGCTAAGATTCGCCTATTCGGTGCTGATTCACCTGATTCGCTTCGTGGAAACTATTGTGACGGTATCGTATTAGACGAATATGCTGATATGAAACCCCGTGTATGGGGTGAAATCATAAGACCAGCTTTGGCCGATAGGGGCGGTTGGGCTACATTTATCGGTACACCTAAAGGCCATAACAGTTTCTATGAGATATACAAGAACGCTGAAAACAACCCTGATTGGTACTCCAAGACACTAAGGGCAGACCAATCAGGTCTATTGCCACAGGCTGAATTGGAAGATGCCCAGCGCATGATGGCTATAAATCAGTACGAAGCTGAATTCCTATGTAGCTTTGAAGCTGCCATATTGGGAGCATTCTATGGTCAAGAGATGCGTAGAATCACGGACTTAGAGCGTATTACCACCGTAGACTATGACCCCATGTTCCCTTGCCATACTGCTTGGGATTTGGGATATACCGATTCAACAAGTATTTGGTGGTTTCAAGTGGTTTATGGCGAAATAAGGGTACTCGATCACCACTCCAGCAACGGTCAAGCTGTACCTTATTACACGGGCCTATTACAACAAAAAGAAAACGAATTTGGGTACAAATATGGTTACCATTACCTGCCCCATGACGCTAGAGCAAAAACGATGGGTAGTGGTGGAAAGAGCATAATTGAACAAATTGCTGCAAAAATTGACATAAAACACTTAAAAATCGTACCAAATCTGTCATTACAAGACGGAATACAAGCAACACGACTTGCATTAACTCGTGCTTGGTTCGATAATAGATGCGAAGAAGGCATTGAATGTTTGCGTCAATATCAGCGAGAGTGGGATGATGATAAAAAAGTATTTAGGGATCGCCCAAAACACGATTGGACAAGCCACTCAGCAGATGCGTTCCGCTATCTCAGCATTGTATGGAAAGACGAAGATAGTCCGATCTTGTCGGATGCAAGACCTAAAGGCCTTCATGTCGGGCAAACGGATGTGACATTGAACGAAATGTGGAAATCTACCCCCAAGATCACGAATACTAGGATATAAGCATGGAACACACTTACGAAGATTGGTATAACTGCATTGCCCAGTACGAGCGTACATTTAAAGAATGGGAAGGTCGTGCCGATAAGATCGTAAAACGATACCGTGACGAATCCCGTAGCCGTAACAACCCCAATGCTAAGTTCAATATCCTGTGGAGCAATGTTCAGACCATTACCCCAGCGGTATTTGCAAGACTACCAAGACCCGATGTAAGCCGTAGATTCCGTGATAACGACCCAATTGGTCGTGTCGCTTCTATGATGCTAGAACGGGCTTTGGAGTACGAAATTGAACATTATGGTGACTATGCCAGCGCAATGAAGCAATGCGTTCAGGATCGTTTACTCGGTGGGCGTGGTACTGCTTGGGTTCGTTATGAGCCACACATTGTCGGTCAAGCTGGCGGTGAAGCCGAAGATATGCCTGAAGATGGCTTCCAAGTTACTGAAGATACAGACGAAGCAGAAACCGAAGGCGGCATTTACCGTGAGAACCAAGAGCGCATTGAATACGAGTGCGCACCAGTAGATTATGTGTATTGGCGTGACTTTGGTATGACCGTTGCCCGTACATGGGAAGAAGTAACCGCAGTATGGCGCAAAGTTTATATGGAACGCCCTGCCCTTGTTGAACGCTTTGGTGAAGAACTAGGTGGGCGTATCCCATTGGATACAAAACCTGAAACATCTAAGTCATTTAATGAAAAGATGGGCGAAGGCTCACGGGAAGCCTTGATTTATGAGATTTGGGATAAAACCACAGGTCAAGTGATTTGGTTATCCAAGTCTATGGGCAAAGTTCTTGATACCCGTGCCGATCCACTCCAGCTTGAGAACTTTTGGCCTTGCCCAAAACCTATGTTTTCAACGCTTACAACTGACAGCCTGATTCCTGTACCTGATTTTGTACTGTACCAAGACCAAGCTAGGCAGCTAGACACCCTTGCAGACCGTATTGATGGCTTCATTCAAGCCCTTAAAGTACGGGGCGTTTACGATGCGGCAGAGCCTAGCCTTTCCCGTTTGTTTACCGAAGGCGAAAACAATGCCTTGCTGCCAGTTAAGAACTTTGGTGCATTTAGCGAAAAAGGTGGGTTGCAAGGGGCTATTAACCTTGTAGATATTCGCCCAATCGCTGAAGGCTTGAACATGGCTTATCAGGCTATGGAACAAGTCAAAGGACAGATTTACGAGATTATGGGCATTGCTGATATTCAGCGTGGTCAAACCGATCCTAACGAAACCCTTGGCGCACAGATTATTAAGTCAAACAACGCTTCAGGGCGTTTAAAGACTATGCAACACGCTGTAGTGGACTTTGCTACCGCCTTGCTACAGATCAAAGCGCAGATTATTTGCCAGCACTTTACCGATGACACCATCGTTAAGATTAGTGGTGCAATGCAATTATCCCCGCAAGATCAACAACTTATTCCACAAGCATTGATGCTTTTAAAGGATGAACCTGCTAAAAACTTCCGTATTGAAGTAACTACGGATTCCATGATCTATCAGGATGAGCAGCAAGAAAAGCAAGACCGCATGGAGTTTTTAAGCGCAGTAAGCGGTTTCCTAAGTCAAGCCTTACCTGCCGCACAAGCTACACCTGAACTTACGCCTATGCTGGTTGAGATGCTAAAGTTTGGTGTAACCGCATTTAAGGCTGGTAAAGGCTTAGAAGGGTTGATTGACGAAACAGCAGATCAATTCCGCAATCAAGCCAAGGCAGCCGAAGGACAACCCAAACCGCCAAGCCCTGAAGAACAGAAGATGCAAATGCAGATGCAAATGGAACAAGCCAAGATGCAAGCTAGACAGGCTGAATTACAGATGCAAATGCAGATGGAACAGCAAAAAATGCAGATGCAGATGGAATTGGAAAAGGCTAAACAAGAGTATCAGGCCCAAGAAAACCAGCTTAAATTCCAGCTTGAAGATCAGCGCAATACCCAAAAGGCAGAGATGGAAATGCGTATTGCTCAGATGAAGATGAACACCGAGCGTAATACCCAAGTCTTGTTGGCACACATTAATAATGGTGCAAAGATTGAGGTTGCCCGTATCGGTTCAGATGATTCTGATGGCGCACAAGCCTACATGACTGAAATGGACATGGCTGAATCAATGAAACATCCTATGCAGCCTATTGCCGATGCCATTGCAATGAGCAACCAACAAATGACTTTGGCATTAGGTGACTTGGTAAACACCATCAATGAAAACCACAATAGGCCGAAGCAAGTAGTTCGGGGTCAAGACGGTAAGATTATCGGGGTTCAATAATGGCTATAACAGTCAAACATAAGTTTGTAAGTGCTATTCCTGATGCTGGCGATCCTACGATTGTTCAACCGTCAAACTGGAATGATGACCATGATTTAACAGGTACGATTCCTGTAGCCAATGGTGGAACGGGTGCTTCTACGCTTACTGGCTATGTAAAGGGTAATGGCACAGCAGCTATGACCGCTAGTGCAACTGTACCAAGCACGGACATTACAGGTTTAGGCACGGCTTCTACTAAAGATGCAGGTGTAGCCAACGGTGTAGCTACCCTTGATGCTGGCGGTAAAGTACCTGTTTCTGAACTCCCAGCCGCAGTATTGGGCGCACTTAGTTATCAAGGAACATGGGATGCAAGCACTAACACCCCTACCCTTACTTCTTCTGTTGGTACTAAGGGTTATTACTATGTGGTCAATGTTGCTGGTAATACTAACCTTAACGGCATTACTGATTGGCTTGTGGGCGATTGGGCAGTATATAACGGGACTGTTTGGCAAAAGGTTGATAACACCGAAACCGTAACATCCGTAAACGGTCAGACAGGCGCAGTCGTATTAACCACTACAAACATTGCCGAAGGTACAAACCTTTATTACACGGATGCACGGGCTAGAGCAGCAATTAGCGCAGGTACGGGCATTAGTTATAACAACGGTACAGGCGTAGTAACCAATGCTGCCCCTGACCAAACTGTAGTTCTAACGGCTGGAACTGGGATTAGCACTAGCGGCACATACCCTAATTTCACTATTACCAATACAAGCCCATCATTGGGTGGTGATGTAGTAGGCCCAACAGGTGCAACGGATAACGCAATAGCTAGATATGACACCACAACAGGCAAATTACTGCAAAACAGCCTAGTTATTATTGGTGATACAGGCAGCGTAACAGGCGTAAATGCCTTGACCGCTGAAAGCCTTACTGTAAACAATAACGCTACATTAGGATCATCTAATACCGATACTTTAGATGTTCGGGCTAGGATTTCTTCTGATTTAGACCCTGAAACCAACAACGCTAAAGACTTAGGAACTAACGGTAGAAACTGGCGTGATGGCTTTTTTGGTAGAACGGTTCATACCGTAAACCTAGAACTAACAGGCACAACCAGCTTTGATGGTTCACAAGGAACGGCTGGTCAAGTTCTTACATCCGCAGGTACAGGCAATACGCCTACTTGGACTACGCCAACCACAGGCACAGTTACTTCAGTTACGGGAACTGCCCCAGTAGTATCTTCAGGCGGTAATACCCCAGCTATTAGCATGGCAGCAGCTACAGGAAGCGTAAATGGCTACCTTACAAGCACCGATTGGACTACTTTTAATGGCAAATACTCAGTAGGTGGTGCTTTAGGTACGCCTTCTAGCGGTACAGTAACCAACTTAACAGGTACGGCTTCTATTAACATTAACGGTACTGTAGGTGCTACAACTGCTAATACTGGCGTATTTACTACTGCAACAGCCAATAGCTTTATTCCTAACCTATCTACTGTACCTACCAATGGTATGTATTTACCTGCTGCCAATACGGTAGGTTTTGCTACTAATTCTTCAGAAAAAGTAAGGGTTGATTCAACTGGTAATGTAGGAATTGGATTAACTAGCCCTAGTAGCTACGGAATATTAGCAACTGCTGGTAATATCAATAATCTTGCTACAGCATTAGGAACTGCCGATGCAGCAACTGTATCTATACTTAATAATAATGTTGGTGGTTTAGGGGTAAGAGCATCATTATCCATGAATATTGCTAGTATTGGTAAATCAGTTATAGCTGGTTACTATGCTGCTTTTAATGGTTCAAATGATATTGGTACTGGATTACAGTTTGGTACACAAACAAACGCTGCTGGCGGTACTGTAGAGCGTATGCGTATTAACCAACTAGGCAATGTTGGCATAGGAACTACCACCCCTTCTGCTTCAGCAATATTAGATGTGCAAAGCACCACTAAAGGTGTTCGTATGCCTAACATGACTACGACACAAAAGAACGCTATTGCAAGCCCTGCTGCTGGTTTAATGGTGTTTGATACTACCCTTTCAAAGCTATGTGTTTATAGCGGTATAGCTTGGGAAACAATCACTTCAATTTAAGGATTAAAAATGGCAACGACACTAAAGATTAGAAACAGCGTAATTGCGGCAGGTACACCAACTACTTTAGAGCAGGGTGAACTAGCGGTAAATATTACCGATAAAAAAGTATGGGTAGGTAATGCAGCAACTACCCCCGTACAAATTGTAGGTACAGGTTCAGGTGGTGGTGGTGCGGCTGGATCAAACACCCAAGTGCAATTTAACTCTAGCGGTGCTTTGGCTGGTTCTGCCAATATGGTGTTTGATGGTTCTACCCTTACTACCCTTAATTCTGAATACACAGGCACATTAACTGGCGGCACAGGAATAATTAATATTGGTTCAGGTCAGTTTTACAAAGATACAGGTGGGAATATTGGTATAGGAAGCACTAGCCCTACTGCTATTTTTGGATTAACTACACAACTTGGAAATGGTAGTTTTCAGTCTACTTTGAGCCTTATTGGAAGTGGGGCAGGGCAGCTTGGTGATGTGTATTTAGCTGGCGTAGCAGATTCGGCTTTGCTGATTGCAAGGGCATCAACCCCATTAATTTTTGGTACTAACAACTTAGAACAAGTCCGTATTACATCGGCTGGTTTAGTTGGTATTGGCACAAGTTCACCTTCTACAAAACTAAGTGTTTTAACATCCACTTCAAATGCTGGTATTAATGTTACAGACAATACTGTAAATACAATTATTTATAGCATTGGCGGTGTTTCTTCTGCCATAGGAACATCAACAAGCCATGCGTTACAACTGTATACAAACAATACTGCAAAAGTTCATATTGATACTGCTGGCAACACAGGTATTGGAACTACTAGCCCTGCTGTTCCATTAGCGGTTTATAACGCATCTGCACCAGCAATACACATTCAAAACTCTACAAGTGGAGTTACAGCAACAGATGGTTTGCAAGTTGCATTAACTGGTTCTACTGGCTATCTTTTCAACCTTGAAAATGGTGGAATTCTTTTTGGCACAAACGCCACAGAAAGAATGAGAATTGCTGCTTCAGGAAATTTATTAGTTGGAACAACAACAAACAATGCTTCAGGCGGTGTTATTCAAGTATCTAATGGAATTACATTTCCTGCGACCCAATCCCCATCGTCTGATGCTAATACACTAGATGATTATGAGGAAGGCACTTGGACACCTGCTGCAAGCACAAACATTACAGGTTCTAGTGGTGCTGGCACTTACACAAAAGTAGGGCGCATGGTGTATTGCATGGGAAGTTTAAGCGTTACGGCAATTTCAGGTGATTTTATTATTACAGGCTTGCCATTTACTAATTCAAACAACGCTTATTACACATTGTCTATACCTTATTTCCCAGCAAATGTAAGCATATTATCGTCTACTGGAACACAGGTAAACCCTAACGCAACAACTATCAGCTTCTTTACAACTGGGACTACTTTTAGCGGTGCAGCACAAACTTGTTATTTTGCATTTTGGTACATGGTTTAATTAACTAACCCATATTAGGTTAGTCGGACACTTAAAGGAGAATTAAAATGGCATTAACTAAAGAAACAGTAGTAGACCAAATTACAGTAACCGAAAACGGCACAGTTTTGTATCGTGAAGCTACACGCATTATGGAAGATGGCAAGCAACTTAGCCAAACTTACCACCGTTCAAGCCTTGCACCTGAAGCTGATTTAACTGCCGTACCAGCCAATGTTGCAGCTATTTGCAATGTTGCATGGACTTCAGAAGTTATTGCGGCCTACAAAGCGCAGCAAGCAGCTAATCTGTCAAAAGGGGAATAAGCATGGCAACAACATATAACTGGACTATTTCCGCAATGGATTGCGTACCACAAGAAGATGGACACACCGATGTAGTCGTAGTGGCCCATTGGAATGTATCGGCTACGGATGGCACTTACAGTTCTAGCGCATACGGCACACAATCATTTACCTATGATGCTGGCAAGGCGTTTATTCCTTACGACAGCTTAACTGAATCTGAAGTTGTTTTGTGGGTACAAGAAAGCATGGGAATTGATGCGGTTACTGCGTTGCAACAAAACCTTGACCAACAAATTGCTAATCAAGTTAACCCACCCATAGTAACGCCACCGTTACCTTGGGCAACAACATCACCAGCACCAATTTAAGGCAAACCGTCAGCCTTTTTTGGCGGTAATTTGGAGAAAATAATGGGAAAAAATGAAAAAGCCCCGTTTATTGTTTTAAATAATGTGGAGTACGACATTGAAAGCATGACGGATCAGCAAAAGGTAATGATTAACCACCTTGCTGATCTTGATAAAAAGCTAGGTTCTATGCAATTTAATATGGAACAACTGCAAGTAGGCCGTGAAGCCTTTATCAAAATGCTTTCTGAATCGCTTACTGCACCTGCTAAAGTAGTCCAGTAATGTTTGCAACAGCTTTTCAAGTTAATGCGTTTCAAAATAACGCTTTTCAGATATACATACCACCCTCAGAACTTGGGGGTGGTGATGATGCTTCATGGACACCTGAAGAACTTAAAAGAATCCGCAAGTTATCGGCAAAAATAGCTGAACGGCAGCGTTTACTTGAAAAAGCCACCAAAGATGCAAATGCTTCACGCAAGCAAGCATTTAAGAATTTAATTGATCCTGTTGCTAAAGTTAAGCAACCTAAAGTACAATCCAAACAAGAGGTTAAAGCTGATATACCGTTAGCTGAAACACAAGATTTAGAACGGTCTATAAGCTACCTTGAAAGACAACGGGATAACATCCTTGCGGCAGTAGCTTACAGAAACCAACAATATCTCATTCAAGAGCAATTGCGAGTAATGGAAGCCCAACGCCTAGAGGAACTAGACGATGAGAGCGCATTATTACTACTGCTTTAAACCCACACGCACAATACAAGTTAGCCTACGATAACCTACACGCTGGCAGGTATGCTGCTGGCTTTAGGCTTTTTGAGTACCGCTGGCATAAAGACATATTAGCCAACCAAACCATTCCGTATGCAAGACTGCCTGTAGCCCCTAAAGCATGGCAGGGCGAATCCTTACTAGACAAGACCATTGTGGTTCAAATGGAACAAGGGTTTGGCGATATATTTCAATATGCACGGTTTTTGCCAGCCCTAAAAGTTCTAGGTGCTAAAAAGCTGGTTGTCTTGACCGTACCTAATTTATTTGGTGTTTTAGGGCAAATGGAGTGTATTGACCAGCTTACAAATCTGACAGAGGAAGGCCCAGCACATGAATGTGACTACTGGATTGGCTCTATGTCATTGCCGTATTACATAGATTGTGCAATGCCATATGTAAAGGCATTATTTCCCGTAAATTCGCACAAAATTGTCGGATCAGAAGGTTATTTTGAAGCTGAACCCAGCAATATTCCTAAAAAGATAGGCGTTAATTGGTCTGCCAGCAAGGGTACATTGCATTGGATCAAGTCTATATCCGCAGAACACATGGAAAAGCTAGTTGGAAGCGATGTTTACAGCTTAAACCCTGAAACTAATGGCAACTTTAGACCGCTTCCTGACGATGGCTGGAAGAAAGACTGGTCAATTACCGCTAAACACATGAAAGCCATGCGTGGCGTAGTTACGGTAGACACAGGCACAGCACACTTGGCTGGTGCATTAGGCGTTAAATGCGTAGTTTTGCTGCCAAAAGAGGAATTTGTATGTTGGCGGTGGAAAAATGCCCGTTGGTATGACAGCGTTTGCCTACTTAGACCCGAAGAATACGATAAATTACCTGAAATCATAAGGAGAATGTAATGGCTTTAGTTAAAGTCAAAGTTACTTGCCCATGCTGCAAAGTCGATCACGAAGAATATGACGAAAAGCAGTTTGATGACCGTGAAAAGTACCTTGCTTACTGGAATTTGCCGTTTGAAGGGGAAGAAGCTGACAAGGCATGGCGGCAAAAGCTGGAAATGACCCCAAAAGAAGCCCCTATGGTAATGCCTGACATTGAAGGACACATATCAATGGCTGATGGTACATGGGTTTCTAGCCGTTCTGCACACCGTGAGAATCTAAAGCGTAATAACTGCATTGAAATTGGCAATGATGTGCCTACCCAGCAAAAAACCATTGAAATTAGCCGCAAAGACCAAGAAGCCCGTAAACGGCAGATTGCAGAAATTGCTTACTCCAAACTTAACTACAGATAGGGAAAACCATGTCAGATGACCGCAGAGAATTACTGGAAGCAGCCTTAGAATCAGCCGAAGAAGGCACACTTGAAGCACCTATCGAAAAGGAGATTGAAGTAAATGACGATCCAATCCAAGCCGAAAACGCCAGCGAAGAAGGTAGCGTTGAAGAAAGCGACAACCGTGACGAAAAAGGTCGCTTTAAAGCCCAAGAAGCCAGCACCGACCAAGATAGTGTTGAAAAATCTGACTTGGTGGGAGAAGCTAGTGATGTTCCTGACGAGGAAATAAAACGCCCTACTACTTGGAAAAAAGAGTATGTAGAGGTATGGAACAAGATGCAGGAAGGCAAACCGCTAGATAAAGCGGAATTTGCTAAGTTTGCTGAATACGCCAACCAGCGTGAATCCGAGTACAAAAAGGGTGTTTCTGCATACAAAGCCGAAGCCGACAATGCACGGCAGCTTACAGAAGCCATTGGCCCATTCATTCCTGAACTGCAAAAGCATGGTATTCACCCTGCCGCATGGATCAACAACTTAGGTAGGGCGCATTACACCCTAGCTAATGGATCATACGACCAAAAGGTGCAAATGTTCCATCGACTTGCACAAGATTATGGCGTACAATTAAATTCAGATAGCTTACAAATGCCTGAACAGGCGTATGTAGACCCGTATCAGCAACAGTTAATGCAGCAGCTTCAAGCTACACAGCAACAAGTTCAGCAACTATCGCAGATTCGGGAGCAAGAGGAAAATGCTCGATTGACCCAAGAAATCAGTCGAGTAAGTAGTGACAAAGAGCGGTTTCCGCACTTTGAGATGGTAAGGGAAGATATGGCTCAATTACTTGAGCGAGGTTTAGCCCCAAACCTAGAAACGGCTTATGCCAAAGCGGTGCGTATGAATGACGAAGCGTACAAGTTAGAGCAGGAAAAACTCCTGAAATCGGCTAGTACCCAAGCGTCTAAGGCACAGCAAGTAGCTAGAGCTAAAGCAACTGCTGTTAGCCCACGATCCGTTACCCCTAGCGGTCAAGTGTCTAAATCAGATGCAAAGGATAGACGATCCCTGTTGATGGCTAATTTGGCCGATGCAGAGGGTGGTCGGGTTTAACTTAACTAAATAAAGGAAATATCATGGCTTTTGCTAACTCAGCAATCACCGATATTATCGCTACCACCATTCAAAGTCGTAGCGGAGTATTGGCAGATAACTTAACACAAAACAATGCAATTCTTCAGCGTTTGAACTCCAAAGGTAATGTTCGCCCATTCTCGGGTGGTAATGTGATCTTGGAAGAAATCATGTACAACGACCCAGCAACCAACAATGCTAATAGCTATAGCGGTTACGAAGTCTTGAACATCACTCCTGATAGCCCAATCTCGGCTGCTCAGTTCAGCATCACTCAGTATGCTGATTCTGTGACCATGAGTGGTCTTGAAATGTTGCAAAACAGCAGCAAAGAAGCAATCATCGACCTTTTAGATGGTCGTATGCAAGTTTCTGAAGCCCGTTTGTTGAACCGCATTTCGGGTGACTTGTATGGTGACGGTACTGGTAACGGTGGTAAGAACATCACAGGTCTAGCCGCTGCTGTTTCTACATCGCCTACAACTGGCACATACGGTGGTATTAACCGTGCAAACTGGGAATTTTGGCGTAACCAAGCAACAACTGGTGCTGATTCCGCTGCTTTGATCCAAGCTGCTATGACTACTGCTGCTATCAAATCTGTTCGTGGTAATGATAAGGTAGACCTTATTATTGCTGGTAACACTTTGTATCAGCGTTATGTAGCTTCTTTGCAAGCGATTCAGCGTATTGCTGGTGTAGACGAAGGTGCAGCAGGTTTCGCATCCCTTAAGTTCTACGGTGGCGGTATGTCTGCTGATGTGGTATTAGGTGGTGGTATTGGCGCACAAGAGAACGCATTGTATATGTATCTCTTGAACACCGATTACATCTTCTTCCGCCCACACAAAGAGCGTAATTTCGTTCCTATCGGTGGCGAGCGTCAGTCGATTAACCAAGATGCAATCGTGAAGCTGTACGGTTGGGCAGGTAACTTAACTTGCTCTAACGCTTCATTGCAAGGTATCTTGACTGGTTCTTAATCAACTGACTAATTAAAGGAAATTATCATGTCATATAACATTACCCCTACCTCGGGCATTAACTTGGATGCGGTTGTAGAAACCAATCCAAACTCTGCTGGTACTGGCGTTCCTGTCAATGGCCCACTTGGTTCACAAGTGTTTGGCTCTGACGGTAAGCGTTATGTACTAGGTGTTGCTGGTGCAGCTATTGCGGCTTCTACAGCAACTTGCTCGATCAATGCTTCTACATTCGTTGTTACAGCTTCAGGTGGCTCATATGCAGCCCCAGCCGTTGCCGTAGCTTCAGGTGATTATGCTTGGTTCGCAGCTACTAGTGTTTAATAGCATTTTGTAGTAAAAACAGGGGGTTACCTTAATCGGTAGCCCCTTTTACCTTTAACTTTACCTAACTACTTAGGAGATTTAAAAATGGCTTTACCTAGTGATACACAAGGAGCAGATTCACGCTTACAAGTACGCTTCTACAAGAAATCCGTACAACAAGAGCAGGAATCCATAGACGCTGGCAGACCAATCTACAAAGACTTTGATTTTGTACATATCTGCGTTGCTGGCGATACCCTTACCGAAATCGACACTTATGCGCTACAAAACCATAAGCAGCGTTTCCCTATTCAATGGGCTAATTATATGAATAGACAAGGGGCGCATGACGAAGAAGTGGTTGGAACGCCTGTTTCAGAATGGCCTTTAGTATCAAAAAGCCAAGCTGAAGAATTAAGAGCAATTAAGTTCCAAACCGTAGAATCTATTGCACACGCTTCAGATCAACAGTTACAGCGTATGGGAATGATTGCAGGAATGTCACCCTATGCGTTCCGTGACAAGGCAAAGGCATTTTTAAATCTAGCAACTACGGCAGCAGAAACCGATAAGCGTGAACATGAGATTAACGCTTTGAAAGAAGAACTTGCCAAAAAGGAACTAGAAACTGCTAAAATGAAGGCAGAAACAGATGCAAAGCTGGCACAAATGCAAGAGCAAATGGCCACTATACTTGCTGCTGTTGGTGAAAAGAAACCCCGTAAACAGAAAACGGTAGCCACAGAGGAAGCCTAAATGTCATCCAACCTACTCCAATTGGTTCAGCAAGTAACTTCTGAACTTAACCTTGCCGTACCGACCTATGTAGTTGGTAACCCTAGCCAAGATGTGCAGCAAATTCTTGCGCTAATGAATCGTGCTGGATATGACCTCATTAAAGAGCATGATTGGCAAGCATTGGAGTTGGAATACCGTTTCTACACCACAGCAATAACCACAACCTGCGACACCATTAACAACACTTATGATCTGTTAAATGTTGCCGATACCACAGGTTTGGACAATACCTATTCCATCGTAGGTACAGCTATTCCGCAAGATACTTATGTGCAATCTGTGACAGGATCAACCGTAACGACTACTCAGTTAGCTTCTGCTACAAGCGTTGGCGGTACTGTGACCTTCAGTAAAACGAAGTATCCCTTACCGCCTGATTATGAAACAGTTACAGATAATACCCATTGGGACAAGACAAAACATTGGCAAATGCTTGGCCCAGTTGATGCACAGCAATGGCAATGGTTAAAATCAGGCTATATTTCAACAGGCCCTAGGGTTCGCTGGCGTATTCTTGGCAATGAGTTTCAGATTTGGCCGCCTTACAATACCCTTGAATATTTAGGATTTGAGTACCGTTCTAAAGGATTTGTACGCAGTTTAACTGGCGAAGTAAAAAATAGCTTTACAGCAGACACAGACACAACCGTTTTAGACGATTCTGTAATTGCTATATTGACCAAACTTAAATATTTCCAAATTAAATCTTTTGACACAACCGCATTGCAACAAGACTACAACCGTTATTTAAGCGTTGCCAAAGCAAACGACAAAGGATCAGCTACATTGTCATTTGCACCACAACCAAGTGCCGTTTTGATTGGTTGGGCAAACATTCCTGATACTGGTTACGGAAGCTAACTATGGCAGTTGCACAACAACGCAAGGCTAATACTGCTAGTTTGGCTTCACCTATTGGCGGTTGGAACGCACGGGATTCACTAGCGGAAATGAATCCGCTTGATGCCGTACAGATGGTCAACTTTTTCCCCACGCCTACGGATGTGACTTTAAGGCAGGGATATACTCGCTATTCTCAGCTTACAACTAGCACGGGCGTAGTTAGTATTAGCACCATAACATTTAATGACACCCTTGTAACTCTGACAACATCGACAGCGCATGGACTGTCAACAGATACTTTTATCTCTATTACAGGCGCAACACCATCAATTTACAACGGTATTCACCAAATTACCGTAATAGATAGCACAAGTTTTACTTACCGAGTTGCTTCTGTGCCTTCAGGAAATGCTACTGTTGTTGGAGCGTACACCATAGGGATAACAAACAATGTAGAAACGCTGATGAATTACAGCAGCCCTACAGTTCAAAAGCTATTTGCTGTTGCTGATGGCAAGATATACGACACATCGACCAATCCAGCTACCGTAGTATTTAGCGGTTTAGACAATAGCCGTTTTCAGCATATTAACTTTTCGACTGCTGGCGGCAACTTTTTAGTTGCTGTTAACGGTCAAGACGCTGCTATGATTTATGACGGAGTGCGCTGGTTTAAGTTGGCGACCGTTACCGCAGCGCAGACAATTAGCACACTTACCAGTTCAGGAACAACGGCTACCGTAGTTACATCGTCAGCACATGGTCTTGTAACTGGCAATCGTATTCAAATGACAGGCGCAACAGAAGCACCTTATAACGGTACTTTTGTTATTACTGTTACAAACACTACAACCTTTACTTACACGCTTGCTACGACCACTACAAGCCCCGCAACAGGAACGCCTGTTTATAGCACTTTGGGCATTACTGGTATCAATAACAATCGTTTTGTGAATGTCAATTCTTTGCAAGAACGCATTTATTTTGTAGAAAAAGACAGTCTTAGCTTTTGGTACTTGCCTGTTGAATCGTTAGGTGGCGCAGCAACAGAATTTCCGCTTGGATCAATAGCTCGTAATGGTGGTTTTTTGCAAGCAATGGGTACTTGGACTATTGACGCTGGTTATGGCGTTGATGACTTTGGCGCATTCATTACTTCTATGGGTGAAGTTATTGTTTATAAAGGAACAGACCCTTCAGACGCTAATGCTTGGTCTATGGTTGGCGTTTGGCAGATTGGGCAATCGTTTAACCGCAGGTGTTTCTTTAAATTTGGCGGTGATTTGCTGTTGATTACGCAAGGCGGCTTAGTGCCATTGGCGGCTGGCATTCAATCTAGCCGTTTAGACCCTCGAATTAACCTGACTGACAAGATTTTTTATGCAATGAGCCAAGCTGCAACGCTTTATGCAGGTAATTTTGGTTGGCAAATTAACTATTTTGCTTCCGCTAATATGCTGATTCTTAATGTGCCTATTGAAAGTGGCTACGAACAATATGTAATGCACAACATTACTAAATCTTGGGCTAGATTTACCAATATTCCTGCTGTTTGCTGGGAAATGTCGGGTGGCGAAGGTATGTTCTTTGGTGCTAATGGCTTTATTGGTAAGTTTTACGATGGATTTAGCGACCAAGGCAATAACATTGTAGGTAATGTGCAGCAAGCGTACAGCTATTTTGACAGTCGTGGGCAATTAAAACGGTTTACTTTAGTTCGCCCTATTTTGCAAACAAATAGCCAAGTTCCTACTGTTTTATGCGGCATTAGTACCGACTTTGACACCGTAAACCTATCAAACGAAATTACATTTAACCCTAGTCTGTCAACCGCAAGTACATGGGACACGGCTAAATGGGATCAAAATAATTGGGGTTCGGGACTTACCGTAACTAAAGTTTGGCAAGGCGTAAATGGAATAGGTTACTCAGGTTCAGTTAATTTAAGTGTTGCATCGCAAGGTGTAGATTTTAGATGGGCAAGCACGGATTATGTGATGGAGCGTGGGGGTGTTTTGTAAATGCTTTGTTTGGACAAGGATTTAGTTGGCCCTTGGATAGCTAGGCATTGCAATATGACTTGGACACCTGATAATTCAACTGCAATTGGGTTATTAAAAGACAATGATTTAGTAGCTGGTGTTTGGTATGAGGATTACAACAAAGTTTCAATAATGTGCCATATAGCCATAACTGGCAAAATGACACCTAAATATTTAAATGTTATTTTTGACTATCCTTTTGTACAATTAGGGGTAGAAAAGATAGTTGTACCCGTACTTAGTGACAATAAAGTATCAACCAAATTTGTAAAAAATTTGGGATTTGAAGAAAAAGCTCGATTATCTGAAGTTTCGCCTGATGGTGATATGGTATTTTTTGTAATGTCTAAGGACAAATGTAAATTTATAGGAGAACGATATGGGAAAAGGCGGAGGTAGTGCCCCACCACCACCTGATTATGCTGGTGCTGCTCAACAAACAGCGGCAGGTAACTTAGAAGCCGCCCGTGTTGCTACTAAAGCAAACAGGGTAAACCAAGTTACACCTTATGGCTCTTTGACTTACACGCAAAATCAATCGCCTACATTTAATGCTGAAGGATATAGAACAGCTTTAGATGCATACAATCAGGCAAGGCAGTCATATCAGCCACAAACTGATGAATACGGCAATGTGTACAACCCAATGCCTACTGCGCCAAATTACAATGATTTTATGATGGCTGCCGATCCTGATTCGGGATGGACAGCAACACAATCTTTAAGCCCTGAACAACAAGAAATTCTTAACTATCAAAATCAAACCAGTATTGGACTTGGTAAGTTGGCAGGTCAAGGTCTTGGTTATGTTGAAGATATGCTTAATACGCCTTTTGACACTAGCCGATTGGCAGAATTGCAGTCACGGGTTAGCCCTGCGGATATGCAACGCCTTACTGGTCAAGCTAACCTTGGTCAAATGGGTGAAGCTGAAAGACAATTACGGGCAGGTCAAGCACCAAATTTACAAACATCTATCGGTCAAAACGCAGGTATGGAAGGTTGGGATCGTGCAAGCAATCTGTTAATGCAACGCCTTGACCCGCAATTAGAACGCCAATCAGAGCGTTTAGATGCTCAATTGGCAGCACAAGGCATTCCTATGGGTTCAGAAGCATATACCCGTGCCAAGCAAGACCTTGCAATGCAACAAAACGATGCTAGAACGCAAGCCCAGCTACAGGCACAAGGCATTCAACAAAATCTGTTTGGTCAAGAATTGCAAGCTGGTCAGTTTGGTAATCAAGCTATGCTTGGTCAGAATCAAGCGCAATTGGCTAATCTTGGCTTTACCAATCAAGCAACGCAACAAGACTTTGCTAATCAATTGGCTGGAATGGGCTTTAATAACCAGCAAATTCAGCAAATGTACCAAAACCAACAAGCACAGCAACAAGCTAATAACGCTATTGCACAGCAAGAATATGCTAACCGAATGGGTGGCGCAAACTTGTCTAACCAAGCCCGTCAGCAAGGTTTACAAGAACAAGCCTACCTGCGTAATGAACCACTAAATACCCTTTCTGCGGTGCGTACTGGTTCACAGGTGACTGGCCCACAATTTGTAAATTCATTTAACCAAGCTACAACGCAAGGCCCTGATTTATTGGGCGCACAACAAATGAATTACAACGCTCAAATGGGTGCTTATAACGCCCAGCAAGCAGGTCAAAACAGCATGACTAGCGGATTAATGGGATTGGCTGGTGCAGGAGTAATGGCGTTCTAATGCAAGAGTTTTATAACCGCCACAGAAAAGTCGCTTTAATGTTTTCGGGCGGTAAAGATTCAATAGTTTGTTTAGATTTAATTAAAGATTATGTAGATAGGACTGTGGTAATTTGGAACAATACTGGGGCTAATTTTCCTGAGATTGTGGATTACATGGAAAAAGTAAAGGCAAAAGTGCCTTTTTTCTATGAAATTAAGACCAATCAACCAAAGTCTATTGCAGAAAATGGCTACCCAGTAGATGTGTTGCCACTTAACTTTACTGAACTTGGTCAGGCAGTTACGACCAAAAAGACGATTAAGTTAAGAAGTTATTTTGATTGTTGTGCAGAAAACTTTTGGTTTCCGTGCAACGAGGTAGTAAAAAGTTTAGGAATTACGGGAATTATCAGAGGTCAAAGGCTTGCAGAATCCCACAAAGCACCTATTAGGTCGGGGTATCAAGAAGATGGCATTGAATACTTTTTCCCAATAGAAAGCTGGTCAGACGCACAAGTAGTGGATTATTTAGAAAGCCATGACTTGTTAGACGATGAGCGATTAAAAATGGGGCATTCTTCACTAGATTGTTGGAACTGTACGGCTTATTTAGGGGACAGCGAAGATCGAATGAGGTATGTAAAAAGTAAGCATCCTGAGAAGTTTGAAGAATTAAAAATAATTCTCAAAGAAATCAACGATGCTATTAAAATAGAAACCAATGGCATTAGCAAAGTTTTGGAGATTTAAATGAATATGAACCCATACGGACAAAATCCTTTCATCCAGCAGGGGCAAATGCAAGATTTAAGCGGTGTTGCCCCTATGTATCAAAACATTGGTGGACAGCAAGCCAACCAAAACGCTGCTCTTGGACAACAAAACCAACTAATGAACCAAGCCGCCCAATTAGGGCAACAAAGTAACAACATGAATCCTTTAGCTTTAGCTATTATGTTGCGTAAAGGTGAAAAGCCTACACAAGACCAAATGAACGCCAAAGATGCACAAATGGGTGGCTTAAGCACATACAACCCAATGACCCAATATGACATTTCACAGCAATACGGTACTGATATGTATTCGCCACAAAGCAGAATGTTAGCTGCACAGGAAAGATAATATGGCTAATGGAACTTTACCCCCCGAATTGTTTGCAGAGCAACAGCAATTAAACCGCCAGCAACAAATGGCGCAAATGCTGATGCAACAAGGTACACAACAACCGCAGGGCCAAATGGTCAGCGGTCAATATGTAAAACCTAGCATATTTGCTCAATTAGTCCCTTTAGCCCAAATGTACGCTGGTACACGCATGGCACAACAAGGCGATAAAAGAGCCTTAGATATGGCTGCTGCATTGCGTAAACGCCAAGGTGAGGATGTTCAGTCTTACATGACTGCAATGACCCCAACCACAACTACTACTGAAATGGCTGGGCCATACGGGGTTAGCGGTGCAGGTCAAAATATACCTATGCCAGTTGCTACGCAGACGCAAGGCCCTGATTACGCTAAAGCGTTCCAAGTTGCCTATAACTCATATGATCCTGCACTAAGAGCGCAAGCCCTTGATATGCTGAAAACTCAGAAATTGGGCGAAGGTGAAAGCCTTAACCGCATGGACTTCACGACTGGAAGATTAACGCCAATTGGTCAGGGTGGCGAAAAGGTATCGCCTGATATTCGTACCGCTGCACAAATGTTAGGTATTACTGGCAACCCAAGCACATTTACACCGCAACAAACAAAAGCGGTAGCAGACCAAGTTACAGCTAATAAGCGTTCAGCAGCAACAAATGTCAATGTAAACACAGCCAACAAGTTTGCTGGTGGGTTTGCTGATAAAGCTAGTGCTGGCGCATATGATATGTACACAGCAGCATTAAACGCTCCAAAAGCAATTGAAAACAGCAAGCGCACTATTGACTTAGTTAATTCAGGTGCATTGACTGGTACTGGCGCAGATTTAGCTTTACAAGCTGCAAAAGTATTTAATGTGGCTGGTGCGGATAATAAAGAAACTATTAGAAATACTGAAATGCTTGTTGCTAATCGTGGTAAAGCATTGCTTGGCAGCATTAAAGCATCAGGTCTTGCTGGTAGCCAAGGTCTTACAGAAGGTGAGCGTAAGTTCTTGACGCAAGCTGAAGGTGGAACAATTACTCTTGATGGCGAAACATTAAAAGCAATGGCTGGTCTTGAAATTAAGATGGCAGTTGATAATCAGAAAAAATGGAACGCTCAAGCAGGTCGCATGGATCCCGAAATTTTAAAAGTTACTGGTGCTGGCCCTGTAGAAGTTTATACAGGCACAGGATCTATTGATTTAGGCAATCCATTGTTAGCACCAAAACCAAGGCGATAATATGGCATTAGATCAATTAATTGGTAATCCTGATTATGAAAACGCAAACATAGCGACTAAAAACGCTATTTTTG